ATCGGATGCCCCAAAAGGATTTCGTAAATATTCAGGGAAAAGAGCTTTTTCCATTACTTCATATTTACTCCTACCAGCTTCTCCGTAATAGTTCTGAACTTTTAGCATCGAATAAGGTTTTTCATAAAGTGGATTACACCGTACATTCTTCATGGTACAAGGATCTGCAACATGCCCTGTAATCTTTGTTAGCATTCTTGAAAAATCATCTGCACTTATACCGGGATAACCTTTAAAGAAAATTAAAGAATCATCACCGAATACTTTGATTAGATACAACTCAGGAGGAATACCCAAAGCATGACAAGTTAGCGTAAGATTAATCCAATTTACTAAGTTTCCAATTATACTCGTAAAAGGAGAACCAGTTGGGATGGATTTAGAAATTCTAAATACAAATCCACCTGGTATAGCAACATTCTTGTATAAGAAAGAAGCTAATTGATTTAGAAACAACCTATCAACCTCATCACCCTCTGGAAAACATTGTCGTAGTATACAAAAGGATGATATAATAATTTCCTTATGTACCTTTTGATCAAAGCGCTTAAGATCAAATTCTAACACCCAATCAAAATTCGTTTCATTAAATTTGATATAGTCATGAAAATAACCATTAAAGAAACTCCCTCCGAGAAAAATCTCATTCGTAAGATTATTCTTCTGAATAATCTGTAACTTCTGATAAAATTCTTGAATTATACTTAATGAAACTATCTTCTGGACCCCTTCTGGCATTAGGAGAAGTCTAGATCTTAAATCTTGTCCGATTTTCATCTCTGACATTAATCTACTACGACCACCAACAGCCCATAAGGATCGATCCCCTGTAATTGACGAACCAATTTCTTTATAATATTCATAAGCTATTGGCCTTAAATAATCATCAGTGTTCGAATGCCGAGAATCTTTGAAAAGATACTTACTGAAAAGCCCACTTGAAGCTTTTCTATTCGTATCAACCAGAAAACAATTCTTAGCGTCTAGATGTTCTATATAAGGTAATTCTATTTTATAAAGTAAAGGTCCAACTATATCAAGTATTTGTTCAGCACTATATTCACATTGAACAGGTTCCACGAAAGCCTCGAATTCTTTTATCTGAGAAAGCCAAGCTCCCGTCACACAATACTTTCTCTCAAAGTTTTTGTCTGAGAAAGAAGAATTCTCTTCAGGAAAAGAGACAGTCTCAGGAAGAAACCCAAAAACTTTCTGAGGAAGACTATTAATTTTGAAAGGTGTAAAACCCATGAAACTACAGGATGAACTTGTCTTGAATGGTAGTATTGATCTAATCCCTTCAGATAAGATTCTTTTCCTTCGAATTATCTCAAAACGTGTTATCTTCGGAAAGCTCATAGAGATATCGACACTTTTTTGAGACATCAAGAAAAATTTTCTTTTAAGTATACCTTTTGAATTCTTATACTTAAAGCAATTAAATTGAAGTTCACGTATAGTACTTAACTCCCTAACGACATGTTCAGTGACTTTTATGACAGTAAATTGTATTCGATTCTTTTTAAGTGAAGGACTATTATCCTTCTCTCTATAAGAAATCCAATTAAATTGAGTCATATATTCCAAGTAGAATGGAGGAGCAAATTCAAGTATGGGAGAAAACTTCTTAACCTTTTTGCCCCCAAAGACTCTTCGGAATAAGTCAGAAACTCCTCTCCGAGACATTGAGTTTAGAAATGCTCTAGAATATCCAGCACCTACAAGCCTGTTAAAACGCCTACCTTCTAATAGAAATCTTTCGTTTTCTCGAAGAAGGTGAGGAAAACTTGGCCTACCTAACTCATAGTAAACTTTTTCTAACGCTCTCCACTTTCTCAAAAATTCCTTTGCTCCTGAAAAAGCTTTGATAGGGTCAAAAACTTTAGGTTTACTAAAAGGGTTTAACCCCCTCCGGCCACATTCCGCCGTTTGCTTTGATAAGTTTAATACATTCTAACTTATACTTCCTCACTATATTAGCCATATCTTTCTTTACATCCTCAATCTTTTCAGCCTTGAGAATTTGAGTCTTATAAGATATAGGAACATGCTCGATAGTTAAGAAGGCCACTTGTGTAAGAGCAGAAAGAGTCAAAAATGTTTGTGATCTAGTCTTCTCAGCAGCTTCAATGGATCGATCCTTAATTTGAACAGCCTTATTGACTGCCTCAGTAAAGACCGAATTCGCCTGTGTAGCCCGTTCCAACTCATCTCTTACCATCTTTTGGTCTTCTGGACTTAGCAGCGAGAGGAAAAAAATGTTTGGTAATGTGGTTAACTTCTGAAAACCACCCTGTGTTTTCGTATAGAATGCGCGAATGGAAGAATCCATAGAAGTTGCGCGCTGAATCTGAGCCAAGGACATATCACCCAATTCTGGAAACTTCTTACGGAAAGAAGAAGAAAGATAATCATCCCTCATCTTCGATCGTTCAGAATCAGTTGTACTTACATCGTAATATAGTTCAATATCAAATCCCTCCAACTCGGGAATAGAATCAGCAGATATAAAAGAGTTATTAGATCGGTTAGAATTACTTTTAGAAGAAAAATCTGACGGAGAAGAAGAAAAGAAAAGAAATTGAGTGGCAAAAATCATAGTGAATTAATTTTATTTTGAGAAGAAATTCTTTATACTACTAACTTCATCATGTGAAGTTTTCCACTAGCATTTAGACAAGCTTAAGACGTTCGAGGCTCTCCACCCCTTATATCACTAGAATTAGAACATCTACCCGAAAATAGCTAAGACCCCCTCTCTAGAAGGTTCATCCTTATATATACAAATAAAGATTCTTTAACTCTTATTTTCCTTCTTATCTTTCTAATAAGAAATGTGCTATAAAAGTTCCTTAGGTTATTTCTTCTATTCC